AGCTGCCGCACATGTCGTCCATCTGGATCGAGTCAGGTGGCACGCCGGCCACCGTGATCGACACCATGCAGACCTCCAGCAGCGCGAGGTCGCCGGCCTTCTGGAAGATCTGCACGGTGCCGCCGACGCCGACCGCCGCGGCCAAGCGCGTGCCGTCGAAGTCCAGCAGCTCGAACGTCGGCGCGACCGGCGAGGTGATGTCGAGGTTTGCGATGCGGAAGGCGTAGCCGTCCAGCAGCGGTTCTCCTGTGCCGGCGAACTTCACCAGGTCGCCATTTGCCGCATCGGCTGGCATGGCCGCGCCGAGCGTGGCAATCGCAGGCTTCGTGTTCGTGACGCTGGTGAGCGCGACTGGCGTCGGCGCGGGGTCGCCCGTTTCCGTGAGGTACAGGTGGGCGTCGGACTTGATCTTGGCCATGATGCGGCTCCTTCAGGGTTGCGATTGGCCGGAAGTGGCCGCCAGGGTTAGGTCATTGCGCGCGTGGCTCGGCAGCGTGGCAATGAAGTCGAAGACGCGCGTGTCACGCGGCGGGTCGTCCTCGATTTCGACGCCGCGCCAGCCGGGCTCGATCACCACACCAGGGATCTCGCGCAGGGTGATGCGCCAGGTGATTCCGGCCAGCTCGCGGTCGGCCGCCATGAACTCGCGGCCACTGATGCTGTCGATGGCCACAGGCACCTCGACGACAGGAATGAAGTTCTTGACCTCGCCGCGATAGCCGTCCAGCGCGGCCGCGGGGTCGGGCTTCTCGATGCGCATCCAATGGCGCAGGCGGCCGGCCTTCATGCGAATGGCCTCCAGAGCGAGGCCAGCTCTTCGCGGAAGGTGTCGGTCCACAGTTCCGAACTGGCCTCGCGGTTCTCGTACTGCGAGGCGGTGATGCGGGCGATGAGGGAGAAGAACTCAGGCGCCAGCAGGTCTGCGTCCTCGATGCCGACACCGAGCGAGATCTGCGCGGTGGTGGGCAAGGCCTTGCTGGCCAGCGGCGCGAGATAGGCCGAGCCGCTGCCGCCGAAGTCGGGGCTCCACAGCTCGTAGTCGTCGGTGATATCGGGCGCGCCTGCGTCGGCGCTTTGCATGACGGTGAAGGCGTGCACGTTGTTCAGCGGCAGCGGCCATGTCCAGCGCGGCCCGAGCGCAGCGTGCGTGCAGGGACCGCCCAGCTCGTCGGTGGTCACCAGATACTCGGCCGGGTTCAGCGAGACGTTGCACTTCCGCTCGGCGATGCCGATGGCCGCGCCGATGTAGGTCAGCAGCAGCTCGTCGTCCCGCGCGTGGTAGACCCGGCAGTGCAGCTTGATGTTGTCCAGCAGGAGGGCGGGCAGCGCGGCCCGGTCGACGCTGATGCGGTCCATGCTCATGGCTTCGCTCCCGACGCGGCCGGCATGACGGCCTGCAGCGTGCTCGGCGGTACCACGACCGCGGTGCCGCCCTGATCGCACGACAGGCTCCAGCTGATCGGCTCGCGCGCCAGTTGACACTTGCCAGCGATGGCGACGCAGGCCGAGAGCAGGGCGAGCACGCAGACTGCCGCGATGATCAGCAGGCTGCTCATGTGCCGCCCTCGGCAAGCGGAAGGTCGGGGTCGAGGATCGCGTCTATGTCCTCGGCGCGCTGCCGCACCCACTCGGCGGTGATGACGCTGCGCTGTACGGTCGCCTCGCCTTCGGCCTCGATCCACGCGCGGTTGTTCGCCGCATCGCGCTGCGCCTGAGTCGCGGCGTCCAGCGCCGACTGCGCGAGCGTTGCCGCTGCCTTGACCTCGCTCGGCTTCGGCGCGCGCGCCACCAGCAGCGCCGTGGTCTCGCCGTCGCTGATGAACTTGGACTCGGCATCCGTGAACAGGTCGAGCGGCTCGATGTTCGCGGGCTTGGACTTCAGCACGCGCAGGCCATGCGAGCCGATGCGGTTCCAGACCTGGGGGTGGTCGCCGGGTTCCTGCGCCATCGAGGAACGCACGCCTGGGGCCAGTTCGTAGGTGCGCCCGCCGTAGCAGGAGACCACCGCGCCCTCGCCGTAGAACGCAGTGCGGCTCCAGCGCGGCGCGCCGCCCATACGCATGACCTCGCGCGCGACCTGCGCAGTCGCATCGGCGCGCAGGTCATCGCGGAGCCCATCGATGCCGGTGCCGACCTGCTCGGCGATGCGATCAACAAGCCCGCTGAGGGTCGCCTTGGTGGTGACGCCGCTCCGCTGCACGATGGTCAGGTCGCCGGCTGCGTCGACCAGCATTGCGGTGATCGGGTCTTGGCTGGCAAGCTCGCGCACCGCATCGAGGTCGCGCTGCAGCTGCTCGGCCCGGCCCTCGGCGCGTTCGCAGCGCTGCTCGAGCGAGCGGGCGACTTCCACCTGGGCGGTGGCGTCGCGCCGGACCTCGGCCAGGGCCTGGGCATGTTCCTGGCGGAGCGCCGTGCAGGCGTCAGCGATGGCCTCGTTGATGGCGATGGCCAGGCTGTCGAGTTCTTGCGGAGTCATTGACGCACCTCCCTGAGATACCCGCGGCCACGGATGGCGCTGCGAGCGACCTCCGGGGTCACTTCTGGATCGGCCGGCGGGTCGCCATCACCCGGCGGAACCGGCGCGGGCGGCGGCGGCGGCGGTGGTGGAGGCGGCGGTGCGGTCAGGTTCGTCAGCTCGGCCTGGGCGAGATCCGCGGCCAGTGTGAGCGGCACCATCTGCCGCTGCACCATGAGCTGATCGCCGCCAGGCAGAGGACCACGGCCCAGCGTCGCACGCGCCTCGTCGGACACCAGCACGCCCCCGGTGACGAGCGTGGACAGGGCCTGGGCCTGCGCCACCATGTCGGAGCGCAGCAGCGCCTCGGTGGACATTTCGATCAGGTCGTGCCGGCCGTCCAAGCGGAACAGGCGGTCCAGCTCGCGCTCGAAGCGCTCGATCAGGCCGCCCAGCGACACCGACAGCCAGTGCCGCACCAGCGTCTCGGAGTTGACGATGGCGCCGGCCGACAGGTCGCCGTACATCGGCGGCGGCACGCCGGCACAGCGGGCGATTTCCTCGTTCGAAAACCGCAGCGAGGTGATGACGGACTCGTCGATGGCGCCCAGGTTGGCCGAGCTCATCTTCAGGCCGCCGGAAAGGATCGGCAGGCCGCCCGTGGCCCACTTGGCCGCCTGCGCGTCGAAGGCCTCGCGCAGCTCGGTCATCTGCGTGCGATTCAGCAGCTGGTCCGTGGACAGCACCGTCGAGATCCGGCGCATGTTCTCGACGAACAGGAGCTGCGTGCGCGACAGGGCGACGTTCACGCCAGCGGCCAGGCCAGCAGCGGCGAAGGGCGACTCGCCGCACAGCGGGTGGCGCGGCGTGCGCCAGCGCAGGTGCATGACGTTGCGCGAGGGCACGACGAACACGCGGCCCTGCTCGACGTCGGCCACCTGAAGCTGCGGAGAGAACAGCAGGTCCGGGTCGTTGCTGCCGAAGTAGTAGATCTCGCGCGTCTCCGGGTCGACGCGCGGCGTCCATGTGCCACGCGGGATCAGGTGCACCGAAGCCAGCTCGTGGCGGTCGTTCTCCAGCCCCACGACCAGGGCCTCGCCGGTGAGCCAGTCGCAGGCGATACGAGAGAACAGCGTCGCGCCGGACTCGTAGCTGTTGGGCTGGATCAGCAGGCGCGACGCCGCGGACGTTGTGACCTCGGTGACCTCGCCGGTCTGCAGGTTGATGTGCTTGTGGTGCGGGCGGAGCTGGGCGAAGGCGTTCGCGTAGAGCGTGTAGATCGCCTCCACCACCGGCAGCGCGCCTGCGCCGACGACCTGCAGGTTCCGCTGCCAGCCAGTGCCGTCGAGCGGGTTCAGGTCATGCAGGCCACCGCCCAGCGTCCGGTCGAAGCCGAAGGCGGTGAACAGCGGCCCCATCTGCGGCTGCACGTTGCCGAGCACGCCGAAGCCCAGGCCACCGAGAACCGACCGGGCGACGGTCAGCGCGCGGCCCACGGGTCAGCCCTCCAGCCGTGCGGTGGTGCGGCGCTTCGCTGCAGGCTGCACTCGGCGCACCGAGACCAGACCGAGCGTGTCGCGTGACTCACGCAGCGCAGCAGCAGCAGCATCGTGCGCGGCGCTGCCGGTTACGTAGCGCAGCGAGTCGCCTGCGTGCTTTCCTGGGTCTTCGGCCAGCGCTTCATCGATCAGGCGCGCCGCGAGCGCGGCCTCGACCACGCACATGCCGGTGCGGCCCTGCAGTTCGGGCACGGGCTCGAAGACGAAGACGATGACCGTGCTCATGGATTTTGCGGCGGGCGGTCGGTGACGATCAGGACGTCGGCGCGCCCGTCGCCGTCCACATCGATCTTCGTCACGGTGTCCTCGGGGCCTACCGCGATGGTGGTCCCAGGCGCAGGAGGTGGAGCAGGCGGTGGCGGCGCAGGATCAGCGACCACCTTCGGCACTCGCAGCGCGACGTCCACCGACAGAATGATCTTTCCGCCCGTGCCTCGAAGCTCCAGGCGGTTGCCGAACTTCTGCGTGGCGACGGCTGCACCGAACGCGCCCAGGGCGGTCTGGAACAGGGTCGCGGCTTGATCGGGCGTGCTCCCTGCAGGCTGCGCCCAGGAGCCGTATGCGATCACCGTGGCGGCGGTGTCGACCACGACGAAGCGCCCCGTCGCGGGTGCCGTGTCAGGCCCGCCGCTGAAGGTCACGCTGAACACGTTCGCCGCGTCCCTCGTGGTTGCGCCAGTCATCAGCGCCGGCTGCGTGTTCGGCGGGTCCAGATCCGGGAAGGGAACGAAGGGCAGCGGTGCGTCCGCGTGCACGTAGTAGGCCGCCGGCAGCGGGGTCGAGTAGTTCAGCGGGTAGCCGTGATGGTTGGCGACCAGCCAGTCGGCCTCGGCATTGAGCGCGACGTAGGCGAACTGCCCAGGGCTCACGTGATAAGCCGCTGCGACGACAGGGTCGGTGATGAAGATCGGCTTTCCCATGTGACCCCCTTTTGCGAAGGCCCCAGACGCGGAGCCTTTGGAAAAAGGCCCCGACCTTGTGGGCCGGGGCTCGAACCGTGGCAACTGCTTGCCAAACGGAGGGATGAACGGATCAGGGCGGCCAGAGCCGCAGCACGTGCGCCAGCAGGGCCAGCGCAAGCCCAAGCGGCACCAGCTGCACCTTGCTGTGCACGACGCCGAAGGCCGCTGCGAAGAACAGCACCAAGGCGATCACGAACAGCACGAGTGCGAGCAGCGTCACGACGCTCACCAGGTGGTTGCGGTGACCTGCTGGACCGAGCCGGCGCGGGTCAGGCCGAAGCCGGCAGGCACGACCAAGCGGATGCCGGTCTGCCACGTTTGCCACAAGCTGACGGCAACCATGCCCGCGATGCTCGCGCCGTTGCCGCCGCTGACCGGGATGCCGCCGTCGACGGGCACCTGACCTGCCACACCGAGCGCGCCACCGAGCGGCGCTGCGCCGGCCTGGGTGGGCGCGACCGCATCGGCGTTCGCCATCGTCAGCGTTGCCTGATCGCTGGTGCTGTAGTCGAACCCGTCGATGGCGCTGGCGAAGTTTTCAGCCGCCACCCCGATCATGGTGTTCGCTGCGATGAACTGCGAGCCGATGACCTGATAGCCGAGCGCGGAGGTCGAGCCGTCTGCGAAGACGAACTGGCCGAGCGCGTTGGTCATCGTGCGCAGGGTGAACAGCTTGGACTGCGGAACGAGGATCACCGGCTTCGTGCCGACGTTCGCTGCGGAGAAGGCCGCATTGATCGCGGCCAGGTCGGCCTGCAAGGCGGCATAGCCACCGCCGACAGCGCCGGCGATGGGCACAACGCCATTCAGCAGGCCGGCCGGGCGCACGCCGACCACTTCGGCGCTGGCATCCAGCATCGAGGTGTCGAGCAGGTTCGACAGGAACTGGCGCAGCATGCCGCGCATGACCTCGACCGCGGCAGGATCGCTCGCGCGCTCCAGCTCCTTCGTGATCGGGATGATGCCGGCCAGCTTGTAGCGCCACAGACGCTTGCCCGTGATCGATCCCTTCACGACCGGGATCGCGCCAGCCTCGCCGACCCATGCAGTCGCGCCGGTGCTGACACCGATGTTGGTCTGCGGGATCAGGATGCTTTGCGCGCCGCCGAAATTCAGCGACTGACCCAGGCTGGCGAGGGTCGGCCAGATCGAGGTCGGGCCGGCGGCGGCGTCGAGCATCGCCTTGGCTTCGCTGCGAACCAGCTCCGCAGCCCAGCCCACGGTCGTCGTGTCGGCGCTGCCGACCAGACTGCGCGCGATGGCGATGGTGTCGGGTTCCTGCGGGAACAGTTCCTGCACGACCTGATCGACGCCGCAGTTGCGCGAGCGCGCAACGTGGCACGCGAGGGTGATCTGCGCCAGGCGATAGCCGACGGGCTTGTCGGTGGTGTTGGTCAGCCGGCTGTTGATGGCAGGCGCAGCGACTGCAGCGACGGCGCGCGATACCTGCGTCGGGGCAGCAGCGGCAGCAGCAGGGGCAGCAGCAGCGCGGCGCGTTGCGGCAGTCTCGGCAGCACGCAGCGTGTTCAGGCGCGCGAACGACGAGTCCACCTCGCCGGTTGCGCGCGCGACGGTCTGCATGTTGACCTCGCCCGAATCGGCTTCGAGCGCGGTGATGGCTGCGGTATGCGTTGCAATCGCAGCCTCGTGTGCAGCCTGCGCGGCTGCGATCATTTCGGCTAGGGTCATGGCGGTTGTCCTTGGATGAGCGCCGGCAACAGCCGTGAAGGCGCGAGCGACTGACGCGACCCCTGGCGTGGTGCGCGACAGCGCGGCCAGTTCGGCGTCGTTGAACCCGAGCGAGCGATAGACGGCCACGGCCGAAGCGTTCGCTGGGAATTGGGTGAGCGTTATCTCGGTGACCTTGCCGCGCTTGAAGCGCTTGCCCCTGCGCAGTCGACCGTCAGGCGCTGCGCGCGTGATCGGCTCGATATCGCCAGGGTGAATGTCGAAGTTGACCGAGGAGGCGAGCGGGAAGCCGCCGGCATGCAGAGCACGCACGAGGTCGGCCATGCGCGAGCCGCCTGGGGGCAGCAGGCGCAGCGTGGCGAAGGTCTCGCGGCCTGCGCGCTCGACGTTGACCCACTCGCCGATAGAGGCATCGAGGGTGTGCGAGTGGTCAGCGACTGCAGGCAGCGCGGGCGGGAACTCCAGCCCGGCCTGCACGACCTCATCACCGAAAAAGTCGGTGTCCTCGTTGCTGATGCGAAAGCGGATGCGGTCGGAGGTGCCTACCGAGCCGGGCGCGCCTGCCGCGACGGGCATGCCTCCGCGCTTTTCAACGCGGATGGTGGCTGCGCTACGGTCGGCCACGGTCGGCATCCTTCAGCGCCGGCACGGGTGCCTGTCGCTGGGAAGCCGAGCCGGTGGGCCGTTGCTCGGGTTGCTGAGTGGTCGACCTGCGCACGCCTGGAGGTGGGCGAATGCGGGTCGTCATGGCCGGGAATTCTAGGGCGCACTTTCGCAATATGCAAACCAGCGGACACGATGCAATCCGCAGCAGGAGTTGACTACTTGGAAGCAGGATCGTCACGCCACGCAGCAGTCATCCCATCGGCGTCGACGCGCTCGAAGCGCGGGCCGTGTCGGTGCTCCAGCTTCTCGACCGCCTGCCGGTTGTCGCACGGCGCGCACAGGCTGCGCAGGTTCGACAGCACCAGCGCGAGATCCGGCCGTGACCGCCGCGACAGGATGTGGTCGACGCGCGAGCTGCCCAGCTTGCGCAGATCCGCCTCGCACAGCACGCAGCGGTACCGGTCCCGCTTCAGAGCCCGCCGGCGCAGGTCGCGCCACTCAGGCGTCGAGTAGAACGGGTCGCCGGGCATGGCATCACCCGACCATGGCCAGGACGTCGATCTCTTGCGTCAGGCGGCCCTCGGGCAGCGCCGGGAAGGCGGCCATCACCGCCGCAACGAGCGGGTCGATCCGCTGCGTCGACTTCGACTTGTCCAGCTTGCGACTGCCGGCCGGGTCGCTGACCGCGATGGCGTTGGCCGCGCCCATGGTCAGCAGCGGATGGCCGCCGTGACGAACGCGACCGCCCAGCAGTGCCGCCTCGAAGGCCTCCAGCCGTGGCGAGATGTCCTTGAAACCCTGGCCCACCTCCTGCCACGCGCCGACCAGCCGTGCGAAGCGTGTCCGCTCGGCTGCGGCCTTGAGCACATCAATGCGCCAGCGGTCGAACTGCACCGTGGCGATGTTCATGAAGCCGAGCTGCAGAGTCAGGTCTTCGCACACCCAGTCGTAGTCGACCGTGCTGCCCGGCACCGCGCGCAGCTGGCCCTGCTTGACCCAGACGTCATACGGTGCGCGGTCCCGGCGTGCTCGCTCCTCGAGGCCGGTCAGCGGCGTGTAGCAGAAGGGCAGGAGATGCACGTTCTCGTCGTCGTCGAGCGCCGCTGCAACGGCGGCGGTCAGGTCGGTTCGCATCGACAAGTCCAGGCCCAGGTGCACCGGCCGGCCATCCCGAAAGATCCGCATGTCGATGGCGCCGGCGATC